TGGAAAACGAAAAGAAACAAGATATTAATCTTGACGAAGTTAGAGCTCAAACTGTTGAAGATGCTAAAGCTGAATTTAAAAGAAATTCAAAAGAAATCATTGATTTAGCTGTTAAGCACAACAAAAGAGATTTAGCTGATAAAGCAATTAGTGATGGTATCTCTGTTGCAGAATTTAGAGGAATTTTATTAGAAAACATTTCTAACAATACTCCTTTAGAAACTCCTTCAGAAATTGGCATGACTAAAGAAGAAGTTAGAGAGTTCAGTCTAGTAAAAGCTATTAGAGCTATGGCTAACCCATCTGACAGACAAGCACAGAAAGATGCAGAATTTGAATTTGAATGTTCTGCTGAAGCTGCAAGACAGTATGGTAAAGATGCTCAAGGTATCATGTTACCTGCTGAAGTCCTAAGAACTTGGGGTAAAAGAGACATCAACTCTTCTGATGATTCAACACTAATAAGTGAAGATTACAGAGGTGGAGATTTTATTGATGTATTAAGAAATGAATCTAGCGTAATGCAAGCTGGTGCAACAATGCTTAGAGGATTACAAGGTAATGTTGTAATTCCTAAGAAAACTGCTGCTTCATCTGCTGGCTGGATTGCTACAGAAGGAACTGCTGCTTCTGAATCAGAATTTACTTCAGGTTCAGTAACAATGTCTCCTAAAGTAATCGGTGCTTTCACTGATGCAACAAGACTCTTATTACAACAATCTTCATTAGATGTTGAGAACTTAATCAGAGATGACCTTACAAAATCAATCGCTACTGCAATTGACTTAGGTGCTTTAGCTGGTTCAGGTTCAAGTGGTCAGCCAACAGGTATTGCTAATACTTCAGGTATTAACACTACTACATTTGCTGCTGCTAACCCAACATGGGCTGAAATTGTAGCTATGGAAAGTGCTGTTGCTAATGACAATGCTTTAACTGGTTCTTTAGCTTATATCTGTAGACCTGCTGACTTTGGTACTTTGAAAACAACTGAAAAAGCAACTAATACTGCTCAGTTTGTTGTTTCTCCTGATAACACTATGAATGGTTATAATGTTGTTAGAAGTAATCAAGTAACAAGTGGTGATTTCTACTTTGGTAACTTTGCAGACTTATTAATTGGTATGTATGGTGGACTAGATATTACTGTTGACCCTTATGCATTATCAACTTCAGGTGGAGTAAGAATTGTTGCTCTACAAACTGTTGATGTTGCTGTAAGACATGCAGTATCTTTCTGTAAATCAAGCGACTAATTAACTGATGCTTAAATGGAATGGGGGTAGCAATACCCCCAACTTAGAAATGAAAAAATATAAAATATTAACTGATACAATGGCTGGTGGTTCTAAAGTTCATGCTGGCGATATAGTTGAATTACCTGAACATGAAGGTCATGCTTTATGTGGATATGGTAAAGCTGAAGTTCATACAGCTAAACCTAAAGCTGAAAAACAAGATAGAAGCGTAGGTTTAAAAACTTCAAAAACAAAAGCTCCAAAAACAAGAGCTAAAAAATAAATCATGCCTTTAGAGAGTGCATTAGATTTTAACGCCTATGTTGATACAACAACAGGTCATGGTGTTACTGCCACTTTCTTTGAAGTCCAACAAACTCTTTGGGATAGCTTGGGTCTAGTTGACGATTTGTTTGATATAGACTCAGGTGCATCTAAAAATATAAACATTATTATTGACCAAGAATATTTTAATATTGAAGGTGGTACTGTGCCTGTCGCTGGTTATCAACCAAGAGCAATAGTTAAAGCATCTGATGTGCCTTATATATCCCAAGAAGATAAGTTAATTGTTGATGCAATAACAACTGATAAAGGTAATGTTTTAAAAGCTGAAACTACATTTTTAGTAAAAACAGTAGAGCCTGATAATACAGGTTTAGTTTCATTGGTTTTAGAGGAGCAATAATGTCTCAATTTAGATTAGAAACTGAATTAGATATGGCTGGATATTTAGATATTAATTTTGGTCATGGCGTATCTGCTGTTTATACAAATTCAGGTACTTCTACAACAATTAATATTATTTTAAATAATGAATATGTAGAACAAGAAGAAGGCATTGGTGTAGAAGCATTAAAACCAATAGCCTATTGCAGAACTATAGATGTTCCTAATATTGCATTTGGAAATAGATTAGATGTATCTGCAATTAAAGATACAAATGGTAATATACTCAAAGCAGCACAAAGCTATACTGTTGTTAATATACAAGCAGATAGAACAGGTTTCAGTGCATTAATGTTAGAGGAAATATAATGGCAAATCATATAAGACAACAAATAAGAGAAAAGTTTGGAACTACTTTAACTGGTTTAACTACGACTGGTTCAAGAGTTTATGAGTCAAGGGTTTATCCATTAGAAACAGTACCAGCATTAGTTATCTATACTAAGTCAGAAACTTCTGAACCAATAGTTATAGGCACTGATAGAGTTATGAGTAGAGAGTTGTCAGTAGTAGTAGAAGGATATGCAAAAGCTACTAGTGACTTTGATGATACTATTGATACAATATCAAAAGAAGTTGAAGAAGCAATAGCAGCAGATAGAACTTTAGATGGATTAGCTAAAGATTGCTATTTAGAATCAACAGAAATAGAGTTTAATGGTGAAGGTGAGAAACCACTAGGATATGTGAGTTTAACCTTCTTAACTAATTACTATGTTCAGGAAACCAATCCTGATGTAGCAGTATAGGAGACAATTATGAAAATGATTAGTCCTGATGGAAAAGTTTCTATAAAAGCTCATCCTTCTAAGGTTGAGTCTTTATTGAATATGGGTTGGAAAGAGGAAGCAGTCCATTCGCAAGATAAAATTAAATCTTCTTCTAAGAAAAAGTCGAAAGACGAGGTAGAAAATGGCGACACATAAAGGAAGTGAAGGTACTGTTAAAGTAGGTACTAATGCTGTAGCTGAGATTAGGTCTTATTCTATTGAAGAATCTGCTGATACTTTAGAAGATACTTCAATGGGTGATTCTGCTAGAACGTACAAATCATCATTGACTTCTTTCTCAGGAAGTTTAGATGTATTTTGGGATGAGACTGATACCAGTGGTCAAGGTGCATTAACTATTGGCTCAGAAGTAACTCTAAATGTATATCCTGAGGGAGCTGATAGTGGTGATACTTATTACAGTGGTTCAGCAATTGTTACTGGTGTTTCAAGAAGTGCATCATTTGATGGATTGGTTGAAGCTAGTATTTCAGTACAAGGTACTGGTGCATTAACATCATCAACAGTATAAGAACATGAAACTTATAGATAAGGCAAAAGCTCATTTTGATTCTTTAGAAATCAAAGAGATAGAGATACCTGAGTGGAGTGATGGAGATGAGGTTCTTAAAGTATATGCAAAGCCATTAACGCTAGCAGAAATGTCTAAATTGCAACGATATGCAAAAGACGATGATGTAGCATTGATGGCTTATTGCTTAATATATAAAGCCTTAGATTCTGATGGTGAGAAAGTATTTGACCTATCAGATAAACATACACTTATGAATGGTGTGGATAAGGATGTGCTTGCAAGAGTTGCAACTGAAATCATGTCATCACCAAGTGTAGAACAACAAGCAAAAAAGTAGCAGAGGATAAGGACTTATTTGCTAAATACTATCTAGCTGAAATGTTGCATTGCACACTTCAGGAACTAGAAGAAAAGATGACCTTATCCGAATTTACAGGATGGTTAGCATATTTAGAGGAAAAGAATAGGCAGATAAGAAATGGCAACTGATTATAAATTAAGAATTACAGCCCAAGATAAAAGTAAAAAGGGTTTTAATTCAGTAAATAAAAATATCAATAGCACCCAATCAGCTATGAAAAAATTAGCTGGTGCTTTTGCTGGTGTTTTTGCTGTTAGACAAATTGTTGAATTTGGTAAAGAGACATTAGCTTTAGCAGATACTATTGGTAAAGTTGCTGATTCTATTGGTGTTCAAACAGAGTTCTTACAAAGATATCAATTTGCTGCTCAACAATCAGGACTAACTACCGAAGAGTTCAATAAAGGGATGCAGAACTTTACCAAGATGGTAGGTCAAGCACAACTTAGAACTTCTGAAGCTGGTAGAACATTGGAAAAACTTGGAGTGCAAGTTAAAAATGCTGATGGTTCTGTAAAAGGTGCTGAAGAAGTATTTATTGAATTAATGACTGCCCTAGACGGTGTTGGCAGTCAGTTTGAGAAAAATGCTATCTTAGCTGACCTTATGGGTAGAGCAGGTGTAAAACTTGCTGTAATGGGTAAAGATGGTGCAGAAGCTATGAAAGAACTAGCTGCTTCTGCTACTGGAGTTATACCTGAACAAACCATAAGAGATGCTGAAAGATTTAATGATGCTATGAATCGTCTACAAAGACAGGTTTTAACACCATTAAGAAATGAGTTAATTGAAGTTGCTACAGCATTTTTAGATGTAGCAGAAGCTATGGGATTGGTTGACCCTGAGCCCTACACTAAGAGTATAGAAGAACAGAATCAACAGTTTAAAAATTCTGTAACATTGATTAATTCTATGATGAATACTCTTAGGAAAAATAAAGATTTAACAGAAGAGCAAAGAAAAACTATAAAACAACAATTAACAGAAGAAATAAAATTAAGAGATGAAGCTGCTGAAGCAATTAGAAAATATAATGAGGTTGAAGAAGCTAAAAAAATATTTACTGGTAGCGTAGATGCTAGCAATGAATTAAATAATTCAATTAAAGAAAATATAACTGTAGTAAAACAATTTGCAGATACAGTTGAAGGTGAGCTAACAAGAGCATTTACAGATTTTTTTGATAATACAAGTCAACAATTTTTAGATTTTAAAGATTTAGCCACGTCAATAACAAGAGCTGTAATTAATGAATTAATACAAGTATTTATAGTACAAAAGCTAGTTCAAGGTATTACAACAGGTATTAGCAATATTGGTGCAATTATAAAAAGTGGTGGTTTGGGTAATATTGTAGATGCTATGCAAGATTTTGATGGTGGTGGTTATACAGGTAATGGTATTAGAGCAGGTGGTTTAGATGGTAAGGGTGGTTTTATGGCTATGGTTCATCCTAATGAAACTGTTATTGACCATACTAAAGGTCAAGCTATGCAAACTGCACCTACAGTAAACTTTAATATATCAACAGTAGATGCTGCTGGATTTGACCAGTTACTAGCATCAAGAAAAGGATTGATAACATC